TCGCCTGGAACGGCGCCCCGTTGATGACGCCCCGGATCTCCTTCTCGGCGTCCGGCCAGTACTTCTCGTCCATCTCGAAGCACAGCGCCAGCGCCTCCTCCAGGGCGGCGCCGATGATGGTCTGGCCGGTAGCAATCTGGACGTCGTAGCCTTGGCCCATCGCCTCAACACCCTTACCGGTGATGATGGAGGCGTGGATGTCGCCGGTGGCCGCTGCGGGGGTGCGGCTACCGCGCATCAGCTCTTCGGCGAGGACCTGATCCTGCTGGAAGGCCGCAGCCGGGATGTCCTGGCCCACCCGGCGAATCTTCTCCGGGCTGTTGGTGCGAATGATCGCATCGTCGCCGAACGGGATCTTCTGGACGTCGGTCGGGATGGCCAGGGGGGCACGCACCGTCTGCTGGGTGGCCTGGAGGCCGAGCATGGCCATCTTGGCCCGTGCGAGCTGCACCCAAATCACGTCATCGAACTGGCCGCGCGCCTGGTCGTCATAGGACGGCTTGACCGCGATGGCCACCGGCACCTTGCCGAAGTGGTTGTCCACCTGGGACAGCACCAGGTTGGAGCGCTCCGGCAGGTACAGCACGTAGCTGTCCCGATCGCAGTACTTGACGCACTCCAGCATCTGGTCGCCGTTGCCCTTGGCCCACGGCGGAGCGTCCTTGTCGGCGAGGATCGTCTGGGCAAGCTCGGGGAACTTGTTGGCGAGCTTCCATGCCTCTTCCCGCCAGACCTTGGTGTAGCTGATCAGCTCACCCTTGAGGTTCCATTGCGGGTAGGTCTTCAGCGGGTTGTCGAACCGCATAGTGGGGCGGCCGGAGTGGAAGTCCGGCTCAATGACGATCGGCAGCATGCCGTACGAGATGTACCAGTCACACGCCTGCGGCATCTTCTTGCGCAGACGGGAGTCCAGCACGTATGAGTAGGCGATCTTGGTCCGCTTCGAGGCGAACGCCTTGGCCCGGTCCGAGGTCAGGATGCCGGTGGCGCAGTTGATGGCGGGCAGCGGAGCCAGGTTCTCGGCAAGCTGCCGGGCCGCCACATCCACCTGATTGGCGACGATAGGCTTCGGCCACGCGTCCGGGAAGGAGCCGGGCATGACCTGCTCCGTCTTGCCCGCCCGGACGTCGTACACAAGCTGATTGCGAGAGTCCCGCTCCGCCGCCGCCCGGCGGACGGCATCCACACGCTTGGCTATGAGCGCAATGTCCACCGGTCACCTCCCTGACCGGGAGGTTATGCGCATATGTAGTGCACTCACCAAGTTTCCAGAGCCCAGGCCACCGTGCCGGTGGCGGCGGTGGTCAGGGCGACCTTCAGGTGACTGTTTGTCATGGGCACATCTACCTTGCCGCCGTCGGCGTGCACGGTGTAGTGCTCCACGTCCCAGCCGGTGCCGTCGAACAGGGCCACCCGCACGTCAGCCGAGCCGGTGGGGTTGCCGATCTCGTCGTAGTACAGGTGCAGCCGCCGGTTCGGCCAGTTGTTCCACGCGGCGCCGTTCGGCACCGGGATCAGCTCCTCAACGTTCTGGGTGAGGCGGCCACGGTCCCACTGGGGCATGTCGGTCTCCACGGGAGGGGGAGGGGTGAACAGGTTGGGCATCGGGCCCGGATCGACATGATCGTTCCCGGGCACCATGTTGTGGCCGTAGTGGCCGCCATGGGAGAGCCAGAAGTCCGTCGAGACGTCCTGGCGGTGGAACCCTGTCGGCACGCCGTTCGGCCAGGTCTGGGCGATGCCGAGGCTGTTCAGCCAGGCCACGATGCCGGACAGGCCCACGCACGGGGTCTCCGCCACCGTGTTGTACACCCGGCCGTTCACCGACTCGCCCGGGGTGAAGACGATCTCAATCTGGATGCAGTACTGGCCGGTGCGGTTGGTCTGCACCGTGGATCCGTCCGGGGCCACGGCGTTCTTCACGGCCAGCGACCGGGAATCGGCCGGGAAGAGCTGGGCCACCTGGCCGGTGAAGGGATCCCAGATCAGGTGCGGCGCCATGGAGGCGCCCCCGCTGGTGAAGTACCCCAGCTCGTTGGCGAAGCTGTGATCCGTCGCGTTGTAGGTGATGTGCCAGATCGCCCGGGAGGGGCCGCCGTTGGTCGGGGCGGTGTTGCCCACCAGGTGCAGCTCCGCGCCCGGCATGTAGAGAGAACTCACTGCTCACGCTCCGGCCAGTGCCAGGTGTCGCTTCCGCTGTGCTCGCTGTACGTCACCCCGTGGACGGTGGTGAAGCCGTTCCTCTCGAACACGACGAGACTCACAGGCTGCATGCGTCCCAGCTTGTCGGGGTCCTCATCCACCTCGGTGACGATGGCGGCCCGGCAGGGCCCAGCCCAGCCCTTGTAGTGCACGACGCGACCGACGCTCGGCTTCACCAAGACCACTTCCCATCCCACGGCGTCATGCCGCCCGTGGTCAGAGCGTAATCGATATCGATCACCATCTGGCTCTCACGTTCACGAAGCGACGTGAACTCGGTGCTCAGGTGGAACCCGTCGCCCCAGTCGGTGGCCATCAGCTCCCGGCACCGGATCTCGGCGAACCACAGCGCCATGACGCAGTCCGTCTTGCCCTTGGTCTCCGGGTGCCAGGTCAGGAGCTGGTCACACAGCGACCTGACCCCCTCCGACTGATACTTCGACGGCAGGCGGATCAGATGAGCCCCGTGCTCGTGGTTGGTGAACAGGGTCGCCATGCTGGAGATGCCGAAGTCCAGGTCCCACTTGTTGCCGTTGGTGAAGTGCCCCGCCAGTAGGGCCCCCCGGCCATGCAGGTAGGTCTGAAGCTCCAGGTCCTGGACGATCGACGCCTGGAAGGCGTTCTTCTCGATCCGCCACTCCTGGATGCCGTACCGGTCGGTCCAGTCCTTCACCAGTTGCCGCAGCTCATGCGGCATGGTCCCCGGCTTGTTGAAGACGTCCAGCACCCACCGGACCCCGGTGGAGCGGTCCAGACCGATGACCACGGCCGCCGTGTGGTTCACGGCTGCCGGGTCCAGCCCCGCCACGATGTACAGCCCGTCCATACCCTGCTTGCGGTGCTGAACCTGACCCCGGAACATCCGCCCGGCGTACCGGGCGTTGTCGATGCAGGCCATGATGTCGGCCGCCTTGAACACCGCATCATCCGCCACCTGCTCCTGCATGTAGACCATGGACCAGTTGCGGGGCGACATCCGGCGGCGCTTCTTCGCCAGCGCCGGACCGTCCCACATCGGCCAGGAGCCGTCCTCTGCCTGCTGCACGGCCTTGCGGGCCGCGATGGTGACCGGAGCCCGGTTGGTCCGGGGCCACAGTGTCACCCAGTCCTTCGGGTCGTCGGCGACCTCCAGGACGGCGGGCTGGGTGAGGTAGGTCCACGGGGAGGTCTCCCCGTTGTAGTACTCCGGCTTCAGGATCTCGGAGTACAGATCCTGGGCCTCCAGCCGGGTGCCGATCAGCAGCATCCGGCCGCCAGCATCGGCGACACGGGTGCCGACGATGTTCTGAATCCAGTCGATCTGGTTGGCGAAGTGCTGGTGGTTGGTGGAGTCCACGCAGTCATCCATGATGACCAGGTCGGTGCGGGTGCCGTAGATGTGGCCCCCGATGCCCAGGGCCTGGACCGTGGGGTCCTTCTCGCCCGAGTCGGCCGTCCCGACGTAGATCTGGTCCTGCCGCCACTGGGAGGCGCCCTCGGCGAAGCCGCCGGGCGGGCCGAACTTCTCCTGGAGGGCCGCGAAGGTGTCGGACTCCGCCAGCCGCATCTTGATGGCGTTGAGGAAACGTATCGCCATGGTCTGCGTCTTGGACACGATCATCACGCGGATGTTCGGGTCCTGGCAGATCCGCCACACCGTGTAGGCCACGGTGATGGTCGTGGACTTGGCGTGCTCCGGCGGCGTGTTGACCACGATGGTGTCCGGGTCGCCGGGCACGTAGATCTGGGAGGGATGCAGATCCCTCGGCTCCCTGCCCTCCAGCAGGTCGAACCACTGGAGCTGGTGCCAGTGCAGCCGCATCCCCAGGTACTGCTCGCAGAACTCCGGGAAGTCCGGAACCTCGGCGATGGCCCCCTGGGCCTTGTCCAGGGCCGCCGCCCTGGCGGCGTCCGCCCGCTCCCGGAACCCCGGGTCCTTCTTGCGGTACCCCTCGTAGGACTTGATGGACCGGTTGGCCGCCTGGCATGCCTTCTCCACGGTCCAGCCCTTGCGGAGGCAGGCCAGCATGATCTCCTTGGCCTTCTCGGCGGAGTTCTGGTCCCCTCCGCCGCCGGTGTAGACCTTGACGACCACCCCGGATGCCCCTTCCCGGCCCTGGAAGGCCCCTTAGCGGGCCGACCAGGGCCAAGTGTGGGGGCGGGGAGGGGCGACAGGCCAATCAGCCGCAGAATGGATTCTGCAAGTGGTCTAGACAACCTAGTGGTTTAGACCAATTTGGAGATCGCCGGGGACATCTGGGATAAGTGATGTTGCCGGGCTGGGCACGCCCCCCGGTCACCTCGCCGAGATAGCGAGATGCAGGCCGTCAGAGGGCGCCGCACCCCCATGCCCGGAATCAGCCGGGAACCCACGAGATGGGCAGGCGTCCGGAGGTCGGAGCGCCGTGGCGGACACACAACCAGACCTGCCCCACATGCCGCGCTGACCAGGAGTAATGCCCTGGTCCTCCCCCGCACAGGGCTCCCCCTACCCCGCGCGGGGCGCGGGTGGTTGCCAGCCCTCAGGCTGGCGGGTGGTGGGGCATTTCCGGCCATCCGGCCGGAAATGGGTAG